GGAATAGTAGATTAACAAAGTCATCTTCTAACAATAGATCCCAATTTGGTTCTTGTGCTGCTAACTCATCTAAATGCTCTTTACTTTTTACTTGCGTGTATAGACTTACATTGAGCAAGTCAACCTTGAAGAAGCCCGCTGCGTCAGCTTCGTTATAATCTAAATCGCACCATCCATTGAATGGATTAATTGGAACAGGATGGAAGTACACTCCGGTGTTATGTTTCTGTTTTTGTCCCGTTGGACTTATCATCATTGCTGGTACATGCGGGAATAATTTTAGAACCTGTGTCCTATCTCCAAAATCTATGTCAATGTCCGGATGGTTCATCTTTTATCTTTCTAATAATGTCAAGTAGCTGTTTATTTTGTGTTTTATTTGCAACGCGGGCAAGGAGCGTCAGTATTATATTAAATTTTGCGTCGATTGCGGTTATGAGAGCGCCTGAGTCATTGTTGAGTTTATCCAGCTTGCTTCGCTTTGATGATTTTTTATTTGTTCTTTCCACCATTTTGTATCCACGTGTTTTGTCACTGTCTCAATTTGACCTGGCTCCATCCGATCAAGTAATTGTTGCGCTGCATCTACGGAGTATATAATCCACGGACTTATCCTCCCTAGCACAACCATATTCATGGCTGTTGCGGGTGCTATCTTTTTAAAGAAATCCTGCCAATCCTCTCCACTCGTCTCTCCCCATTCTCTGATGGTTAGTATCGTTCTCTCTAATGCTCGTTCGGCTGTTTCCTTTTTTGCTGCCTCCTGTACATATAGTTGATAAGTTCCGGGTTTAGTCCAATCACTTAATCTTACTGACATTCTAAAAAGCCATTGAATAAACTTATCACTCTCGTAAGGGCGTAATTCAATTAGGTAGTTTCCAAATTTAGAAAAGCCAATGTAATCCTTACTCTTAATAAAATCTTCAAACACTCTAGCTTTCTTTGCATTTGGAGAAACATATTTCATGAAGTCACACCATACAATAAAAGCCATCCTGCTCGAATGTTCATCCTTATCCATCCAACGACGCTTACGTTCACATAGATGAGCACTCAATGTACGTTCGCGGGAGAATGCACTATTACAAAAACGGCATTGATATTCTGACATACTATTTAAACAAATCCTTGATTTGCTTATCTCCCATGTTTTTGGCCTGTGCTATCTCTTGCAGTACATCGTCGCCATTTATTGTGCGGAATAATTCAATCTCTTCGTCAGATAGCGACGGGAATTGTTCTATCAGCCACTGTGTTACTCTGTCTTTCTTAACACCACGTGGTGGTATGAATGTATGGCGAATACCTTTACTACCAACGCCAACTCTGCTTAACAGTTTCCATCGTAGTTCTTCGTGTGCAGAGGTAATTGCCACGTAGTCAATGTTGAGCAGATCGTTGGTGTTTAGTAGATACCACTCTTGTAAATCTCTATCACCTTGTACGCAACTTGCCCACCTTTGAGCCATAAAAGAATTTACGCCTTTACGATCCTCTTCAGATAGCTTTTCATAAAACTCGCCGTCACGCATATCTATTGCGGCCATAATTTTATCAATTGGAACTTTATAAGAGGCTGTTGCCTTGGGTTTTATTTTGGTGGCCATATTTTAATTATATAACATAAACAACGTAATGTCAAGCGTTGGGTCAGAACCAAATCTTATTCAAATCTAAAACTTCAGGCACTTTGGAAGTCTCTTTTAGAAAATACGCACAGGCTGGTGCTTTACAACTCTCGAGCGGTATGGCCAATATGTGTCCGAACTTTAACTTGGGCACATACCATTTTACTTCTTGATAGATATTTACAACTTCAACCTTTTGCCACTCTGGTCTGTATCCATTAATCGGATTAAATACAAAGCAAGAGAAGCCTCGATCATTAAGACTCATAATATTGATAATTTCCGGCTCACCGTGATCCGGTTCTCCGATTATCAATGACCAATCTAATGGTATTTTTAATTCAAATTTGCCGATACGCAATACGGCAGCCGGGCACGAGAAAGACTCCAGAAACACCAATGGTACGAACATGTAATCAACATCGTCTTTGTTGCTGTAGTCCAATACACCGTATCGTAAGTCTTCGTCTATTTCTTCGGGCAAACGATCTAAATCATATGCGATATTGTCCGCTGTAAGGATCTTCATTTGTAAATAATCTTTTTTATTTCGTATTCGTAGTTGGCTTCTTCGTAGAACTTCTTACGTTTTGATAAATGTCTTTTTGCAAATTTTGCAGTGCTGGTAATGTCCCAAATCTGCACAAAGTCTTTATCCTCCGTTTTACGCAATCCGCGGCCTATTGACTGAATAACTCGTATAAACGATTTACCAGGCTCAATAAGAACCATGTTAAAGATACGAGGAATATTAATACCGGTACTTGCCACGCCGTAAGTGGCAACAATAATCTTTAAACGAGCGTATTACCAGTGGCACCAATTTCTGCGATCGTTTTTGCCAACTCATCAATCCTTACTTCGTTTGATGTTAGGTAAGTAAGTTCCTCTTGATATGTTTTGTAATCAACCTTGTCATCAAATTGTAATACCTTTACATGACAGTTTGCAAGTACACCAATGTCTTGTAGCTCACTTGCTTGAAGTCTATGTAACACTGGACCAATTGAAGCAATTAAACTAATATATTCGTGCTCTTCCTTGGGGATAGTACCAGTTAATCCCCATCGTAACGGTACTTTGGCGAAAATGCCAGTTAGCATCGCTCGCATAACATCGGCTTTTGCTGCATGGACCTCATCGACTATAACGCAAACAAGATTGTCTAATAGTATCTCGAGGCTAACACCAGTAGCAGTAGCGAGTCCTTCCTTCTCTCGTTTAATAAGAGAATTTATACTTTGCCATGTTGCTATAACGTGTGTATGACCAAGGTCTTTGTCGTCCCCAAAGAATACACCAACATCAAGTCCAAGATTAACATAGTCGGCATGTGTCTGACGGACTAGATCTTTATTTGGTACGATAACTATGGTGCGACCATACGGTTGACAGCATAAACTTAAACCTGCTGTGATTACCGTCTTGCCAGCACCAGTAGCAATCTCTTGCACCCCAGCAGAATTAGCAAGGAAACGATTGATAACCTCTACTTGATAATCACGGAGTACGATATCTTGGTTGGCTCGCTCGTGTGTAGATGGCCATTTGATATGGGAAAACGTCTCTTCGGTAACTTCAGTAAAATTGAAATCGTATGCGGATCTGTAGTCATCAATATCTACTTGCCATCCTTCCTCTGCTATGATTGGCAGCACTCTATCAAGTAAGTTGAGGTATGTTGATCCGGCGGTAGTAAAGAAACCTATCTTACCGTCCCACCGTCCCAATCTAAAAGCGGGCACATGGTATGCGTATGGTAGTTGATATTTTAATTTGGCTTCACACTTCCTTCGTGTACTAGGGTCTAAGTCGTGAAATTTAACATTCACTTCATCTTTAATTTCAAGGCGGGTAATTCCAGGCATGTAATAGTATAGCAGTAATGCGTCATAAAGTCTATGTGGCGTATTACCAATAGCCAATTACTTATCTATAGATCACCGGTTTTTGAAAAGCAATTTCGCCGAAAGACATTCAAAAGGAAAGACAAGACTTTGCTAAATATACTACCGCAGGAGCCAATCATGTCCGACAGAATTTTCCCACGCTTTACCCATAATGATGAGCATTCACCAGCGTTTATTGACTATAGCACCATAAATGTTTATGCAAAGGATGCAACAGGCCTGGCAAGTCCTCACAAAACTTGGACATTTAAATATGAGGATGGCACACTTAGAATACCACCAGACGGAACAATAGTTAGTACTGCATCAATTGCAACAACTGCGTCACAGATGGCATTTTCTGCACGGAACGGGTAATTTAAATGATACGACTTAATAATACCGCTTCACAATTTCTATCATTAATTACCGCGCAAAACGGCGTTAGTGTTGTTGTAAATTATTCTGACGCATCATTATCGGGATATCTTGGTGATAGCCAGGTGACAAAAGTTACGACTGCTGCTACAACAATTATATGTGCTACGCCTGCTGAAAAAACAATCCGCGACATTGATCACATAATCATCCAAAACACCTTTGCCGGGCAACATGCTATAACAGTGCAGATGTCAAGTTTAGTTGATGCAATTGCTGTATTGCACCAGCTACTTGAGATAACACTTTCTCAAGGCGACAGTTTGGAATTCACGCATGGTTCAGGCTGGCAAGTTATAGGCGGTGGAACTCAGTATGGTCCGTCAAATATGTATGGTATGCAACTGGCTCAAATATTTTTGTCTAACGGAACTACGATGCCAACCCCCGGAGCGGACTATACAACACTCTATGTTAAAACAGATAAGCGTCTATATATTAAAGATGATGCAGGGGTTGAAAGGCGTATGTTGGAGTTGGACAACGCGCCGACTAATTCAACCGGTGCCATAACTGATAAAGTAGGTATGGTAGCGTTTGACTCTAACTATATCTATTACTGCACCAAAACATACGATAGTGTCGACCCTCTATTGGATATATGGAAGCGTGTTGCTTTAGTTAGTACCGCGTGGTAAAAGGAAAGACACCGTAGTGTCTTTTCCTTCACCGTCCCCATCCACGCAAATGTCAGAGGGCGATGTTTACCTTAGTCGCCACCTTTAAGCAAAAATCTGTTGCTGATGCACTTAAACGAACATTGCATTGCCAATGACTTGAACACCAAACCTTCACGCTCGGGCTTTGCAGTGCCGACAATAGACTTGCCTTCTGCAAACTGTAACAGATGCGGAATCGTAGTCAACGTTGCTGTTTCATAATTACCCAACACCGGAACATGTTTCACACCAAAGTCACTCGCAAGTGTCCACCGGACTTCTGGCAGAAGATACTTACGAGCGTCAATGTCGTATATGTCAAACAGGTAGAAATCTTGGCCTTTAAGCTTGTAAGGGTTGCCTTGAATTCCTTCACCAACGCATTCGCCTTGTAGAGCAAGATTGCGTCCCATAGCACGAAGCTTGGCTTCAAGCTCATAATGCTTTGCCAGGGTCCATAGCGTGTTGCCTTCTGTATCCATCAGATTAAGGTTACGCGAACATACACCAAAGTCGTTGTCATTGAGATATACAGTCATTGACGCACCGTCAAGCTTCTCTTCAACTCGCCAAACATGGTTGTCTGTTTTCCAGAATTCAAGTTCTTCTTTAAGATTTTGCACACGTTCT